AGAGATAGACTTGGCCTTATTACAAATAATAATAAAGCAGATCCGAAGTATTACGATTTTAAAGGAAAAGACTTAAAAACAGTTGAACAGGAAATAAGTCAGAATGATTATGAAACAGCTGTTATATTTGAGGATGGAAAAGCATTCAGCTGCCAGCTTGGTAATGAAGATACTATAAAATTTACGAAACATCAGTTAAAATTGATGAAAGGAAACGATGTTACACATAACCATCCATTGAGCACACCACCATCACCGGAAGATCTGTATCTGTTGGTAGATCATAAAGCCAGAAGTTTTAGAACCTGTGGGAAAAATGGTGCATATGTGTTAGAATATAATGAAAATATACAGCAACTTCCAACAAGTGATAAATTTAGTGATGATTATAACCGGCTGTTATATCAGTTAAAACCTAAAATAATCGAGCAATATTATAACGGACATAATGAACAGGAAGTACTTGTGAAACTGGGCGAAGAAATTTGGAGTGAATTATACAAATTATATGGAGTAAAGCCTAGATTCGAGAGGAGATGAATCGAATGTCGCGAGAAATAGATAGATATCAATTGAAATCTTTATTTCCCATTTGCCAAGACTGTAATAAAATTAAATTTGATGGAATTCCGTATTCGTGTAAAGCATATCCAAAGAAAAACGGAATACCGCCGGAAATCTGGAACGGTAAGGTTAAAAAATGTGACCATTATGAACCAAAAACCTAGGGTATAGTGTGAAGCCAATATTTGAAAGGTAGTAACTGTCATGAGCAAATATAAACCATATGAAATAGATAGATATAAGTTGAATATATTTTGTGTATGTTTGAATTGCAGTAAATACAGAGGCTCAAGAAATGACTTCTCAAAATATTGCGATGCTTATCCTAAAAATCTACCATCCGAAATATGGAATGGGGAAAATGCAAAATGTCCGTATTTTGAAGAAAAACAGAGGTAATAAAATGAAAACACTGATAAAAACATTGGATATCCAAAATGCATCGCTAACCGTGATCACTGCGGGCAGACGATTTCCGCTTGCACAATTTGCCGGGAAAATAGAGATCACAGAGCACCAGAGTATGACACCTGTCCTTGGGAGAAGATGCAAAGGTGAAAAGAAAATCTATGCATCCTTTATTTTATGCCAGAATATTGAGTATCAGTCAGATGATACATTTAATACCGGAAAAGTATATGAAGCAGTCGGAGATGTGCAGGGAGAGCAGTCTTGTGAAAGATTGATCTTCTCAGGACTTCGTTTTGAAGATATGGATCCGTTGGAAGGAACAGTAACACTTGAAGTGACTGATTTGGAACTGATCCGAAAAATGATAGAAATGTAAAATTGAAAGTTACCACCAGTCAGAAATGATATGGTGGTATTTTTATACCCAAAATCAATAATAACAGGGCAACCGGAAATCTATGAACCGAACAGCGCAGAGGTGACGCTAAGTAAGTTCCTCCGGCAGTCCTGTTTTTATATTGTCCGAAAGCCTTATGACGTTTAAACTGCGGCAATTTGCCCTTATGCATGGCATCAAAACTGCATACTGCTGTGGAGACACCACGCTTAAAAACGGTGCAGGAAAGGAAACTATGGAATTTTTAAAAGACATTTTAGGCGAAGATCTCTATAAGCAGGTGGCAGATGCTGTCAATGCTCATAACGGAAAGCCGGAGAATAAGGAGAAGCAGGTGAAGATCGCAGACCTTGGATCTGGTCAGTATGTTGACAAAGGCAAGTATGATACCGCCGTGGCAGAAAAAGAGAATCTTGCCGGTCAGATCAAAACGCTTAATACTACGATCGGGGATCTGAAAAAGAACAATGCAGACAATGAGACATTACAGAACACCATTGCGGATCTGCAGACGAAGTTAAAAGATCAGCAGACAGCCAATGACCAGATCTCAAAGACCTATGCGCTGAAAGATTCCCTCACAAAGCAGGGCGTACTTGATCCGGATTATCTGATCTACAAAGCTGGTGGGCTTGACAAGTTCACATTTGACAAGGAAGGTAAACCGGTTGGTGTAGAGGATGCAGTAAAACCGTATAAGGAAGATAAGGCAATGGCGCATCTGTTCAAACAGGAACAGCAGAAACCACCATATCATCCACAGGGCGGTACCGGAGGAGCCGGAACTACAAATCCGTTCGCAAAAGAGACGTTCAATCTGACCAAGCAGGGTGAACTTTTAAAATCAAACCCGGAGCAGGCAAAAGCAATGGCCGCAGCTGCCGGAGTAACAATTTAGAAAGAGAGGTAACTATTTATGGCAATTACAAAAATTGCAGACGTGATCGTACCGGAACTGTTTAACCGGTATGTAATCAACAGAACAATGGAGTTGTCCGCGTTTTTCCAGTCGGGGATCGTGGTAAACAGCCCGGAATTTGATACGCTTGCATCCGAAGCGGCAAGAACACACAACATGCCGTTTTTTGAGGATTTACAGGGAGAATCCGAAGCAATCCTTGAAGACGTAAAAATGACACCGAAGAAAATTGGCTCCAACAAGGATGTATCTACAACCATCCTCCGTCAGAATATGTGGGGAGCAAGTAATCTTTCTGCAGCACTGGCAGGAGCAGATCCGATGAAAGCGATCGGTGATCTGGTAGCTGGTTACTGGGCGAGAGATATGCAGAAAGAGTTGATCGCGATCCTGTCCGGTGTGTTTGGAACCACTACCGCAGGAGATAGTGGAACACCGGCGGCAGAGACCAGAATGGCGGATCATATCCTTGATCTGACTATTGGAAAGACGGATGCCGCAAAGCAGATCAGCGCATCTGCATTTATCGATGCGTGCCAGCTTCTTGGTGATGCACAGGCGCAGTTATCCGGCGTAGCAATGCACTCTGCGACCAAGTCTTATCTGAAAAAACTGAACCTGATTGAGACCGAGCGTGATTCTACTGACGTGGAATTTGATACATACCAGGGCAGACGCGTGACCGTGGATGATGGTTGCCCGGTGGATGCTAAAAATGGTGTGTATACCACATATCTGTTTGGAAATGGAGCAATCGCATATGGAAATGGTTCTCCGGTCGGTCATGTAGCAACAGAGGTTGATCGTGACAAACAGACCGGTGGTGGTATTGATTATCTGATTAACCGTAGAGCGTTTATCCTGCATCCGAGAGGAATCGCATACACCGGAGCAAAGCGTGAACATGTGGAGACACCAACGAGAGCAGAGCTTGCAATGGCAGAGAACTGGAATCCGGTATACGAGCCAAAGCAGCTTAGAATCGTAGCGATCAAGCACAAGATCGGGTAGCCTATGGATCTGGCAAAGTTAAAGGCACTCCTTGGAATTGAGGATGATTCCAAGGATCCGGTGCTTGAATTTGTCATTGAGGATGTGGAGGAAACCATCAAGAACTATTGTCATGTGGGGGAAATGCCGGCTGGACTGGTGAATACCGGCTACCGCATGGCGATGGATCTGTACCGGAATGAAAATATCGGGAGTGAGACGGGAGCCGTTGGCTCGGTTTCCTCTATTTCCGAGGGTGATACATCTACATCATTCCGGCAGTATGTGGATGATAATTTCAAGGATACAGTGCTGAAAAATTATAAGTCCTCATTGAACCGATACAGAAAGGTGGCATGGAAATGATCGCGGATGCAATCAAACAGGCACAGACACTTGCAAGGAAAGCGCAGGAAGCCACATACGATGGTAGATGTACCGTTATGGAGCGTCAGAAAGTAAAGGATCCCAAAACAAAGATTACCACGGAAAAAGAGGTTGCGGTACTGGAAGATGAACCGTGCCGACTGTCATATTCCAGCGTCAGTGCTGTGGATCAGACGGAATCGGCGGCAAAGACCGCACAGGTCACAAAGCTGTTTTTATCCCCGGATGTACAGATCAAACCGGGAGCCAAGATCATGGTGACACAGGCTGGCGCGGTACGAACTTTTGAATGCAGCGGCGTGGCAGCAGTCTATCCGACACATCAGGAAATCGTGCTGAAATTAGCGGAGAGGTATGCATAATGGCAAGGATGGGAAAATTTGACGCAAAAGGGATTGAAAAGTTTCAGAAACAGATGCAGAAATTGCAGGATCCAAATGCGTTTGTAGAAGCCTGCGCAAGAGAACTTGCGGCGCGGCTGCTACGCATGGTTGTAAAAAGAACGCCAGTCGGTCAATATCCGGCGGGATCGGGAAAGACCGGAGGAACACTTCGCCGTGGATGGACCGCATCCAAAGGTGCATCTGCCAAGGGATATGCCGATTCCATGACAATAACGCATTCTGGAGATGTGTATACGGTTGAGATTGTAAACCCGGTTGAGTATGCCAGCTATGTTGAGTACGGACACAGAACCGCAAATCATAAAGGCTGGGTAAAAGGACGATTTATGATGACGATATCCGAACAGGAATTGCAAGGTATGGCACCGGGAATCCTTGAAAAGAAGATTGAAAAGTATTTTGGAGATATCATGAAATGATAAATGAAATTATAGCGGCGATCAGCGTTGCCCTGGATGCGGAGTTCGGGGATGAATATGAAATTTATATGGAAGAGATCAAGCAGGACTTAAAAGAGCCCTGTTTTTTTGTGCAGTGCATCAACCCGACAACGAAGCTGTTCCGGGGAGAACGATATTTTCAGAGCAATCCATGCTGTATTCAGTATTTCCCGAAGTCAGAGGAAATACAGCGGGAGTGCAATGAGGTTGCCGAGCGCATGACATGGTGTCTGGAATATATCACAGTAGACGGTGATCCGATGCGCGGCACACAAATGCATGCAGAGGTAGTCGATGGTAATTTGAATTTCTTTGTAAATTATGATTGCTTCCTTTACCGGAAAAAGGCGCCGGGAGAAGCAATGGAGACAGTCGGTGTTGATCCGAGGGTGAAAGGATAGGTGATGATTGTGCCAAGAGCGGCAGGAAATCCGGCAAGAGCGAAAAAACCGAAACAGCCGGTGAAATATACCAAAGCGCAGATCTTAGCGGCGAAGAAATATAGAAACCGCAGGGATCTGCTCGGAGTGCTGCTGGTCGATGACCGGGAGTATGAATTGGAAGAAGTGGAACAGGTAATGAGTGAATTTTTGGAAG